CATTGGGCATGGGCTAGTAGGTTGTGCGGGTATGACATAAATATAAGTACTTCAGTGCAATTAGTAAATGGCAAACGACCATATGCGCCAAATGAATCATCATGGACGTGGCCGCTTATGGTCAAAGACGAATATTTGGGCGAGACGATCACCGTGACCGGTCTTGAACCTAGACAGAATAGATTCATCTCCCTACCTCCTATACACGCGCAATTCTACCGAGGGACAGTTGACTTCAACTTTTCAATTACTTCACAGATGGTGAGTCTACCTCGGCGGGAGCAGGCCGATATGATCTGTGAGTATGGTGCGACGGGAGGGCTGACATCACCAGCGACAGTCCGCGTGATGGTGGGCCAGCATCTTAGACAGCTGCGCGGTTTCATAGATCGACGTGAGGCGGATTTTCAATTTGTCGAACGTGTTCAGGCTGGGGTGATCCCACCAGAGCCCGGGATACAAGATGCACCAGATGTGGGCGGCGATTAGAGTCGCCCCAAATGCAGGCTTTAGGTCCGAGTCCGGGTGACGAGGTCACGTTATACAACGTTGATCCGTCGCTGCCTAAAGCCGCTAGGACTCAAAGTGGTGGGCGTAGAGCACCGAGGTCTCTACGGGCAGCATCGAGCAAGTTCATTCCTGTATTCGTTGCTGTCGGAGGTGCATACTTGTCTGTAGTGACAAGGTCAAAAGCTACCCATGTACTGGTCCATGTCGAATATGATACTTCTACATGGTATGGTCTAACTATGTTGAACGTTGGTCAGGGGTCCGTCCGCTTATATAGTCAACGTTTGGGTGACGTCCGCTTATACTACCTAGACGTGAACACAAACGTAGATACTCTGCCACCGGAGATACGCCAGGCTGTGTCTGCTGCATACTCGCAAGTAGATGGTTATGATTTTACGAAGAACAACAAGGCACAGATGATACGCAGGCTGTTCGCCACAAAGCCTCGGGCGGCGCCTGAACTTAAGGATGTGGAACCAGGTCTATTTGACCGTGCTGCGGTGAGTGGAGAGCATCACACACACCTGCGCCCCGAAGAAATCTGGGATATAGCCAAGCGTGACCCCGCGCGCCGTG